GCGTGGCGAGTGGTGTATTCGTAGCTACGAAACTCACGCCCGCTACGTACTGACCAGATACAGTTGGGCTCAAACTGGTCGGAGCGAATGAGTATCCTGCCAGAGAGGGCGTGACCGTGTAAGAACCATTGGCGAGTCCAGGGAGCGTGTAATTCCCGTTAGCATCCGCGGGTACACTGCCGGAAGAAATTCCTGTATAAGTGATCGTCGCTCCCGCGATCCCTGCATTTCCATAAACAGGAAAAGCGTTAGAACTACCCGCCGCGAAACCAATGACCGAAGACATGGAAGTAGCTTGGTCATTATACATTTGCAAGCCGGGTGCTCCAGAAGTCCAAGTCGTATCAGTACGTGTTGTGACCAAGACTCCATTTTGATAGAGACTGATCGTGCTGCCTACAACGGATAGACGAATCACATCCCCATAAGCTAAAGTCATGGAGACAACAGCCCCTAATTGAACGTTCGACCCGTTTGTTACCACATTTAGGGTATAGAGAGGGCTTCCATAACCTCCGTTCGTAGCCGTGAAGTCGTAGTCATTCTGGCCCGTCGCTCCCGCAGTGGTCCGTACCATGATGTGAATGGCAGCATAAGATATAGAAGCAACATCGTTTATGATCGCTTCGGCATATTGATCATTTGGAAATGTATTACCAGTCCAAACCATCAATCCCCATGTACTGGGTAGGATAGGTTGAATTGATCCTGAGACAAGTTCGAGACCGCCAAATTCTCCTGACCCCGACAGGGTGTTCCAATTACCACCGTCACTCAATGGATTTTCTGTACCGGGTACTCCTCCTCGCAGTCCTGCATCAAGAGCTATCTGCGGTTCGGGGAGTACTCCCTCACTGGTTGCCACTAACTCAGCTAGGGTTGCCATAGGGGCGGTGGCGAGGGTAAAAATGAATCTGTCAGAGGTCGCACCCGCTCCGTTATTAGTGCCCCCATAGAACATGTAGGTGATGCCGTTGGCTTCAACCAGACACGGATTAGAGGTTTGACCGCCCGAAGCCTGCGTCCCTTCAGATAAAGTGGTGCGGGGCAAGGAAGCCGTAAGGCCCGTCCAAGATATCAGGTCAGTAGACTGGATACGGTAGATATCCGAGGGAATTTGCTCGGCGGCAGTGCTATAGTTGAACCAAGCATAGTAATTACCGCCTATTTTTAGGACTTGGGCTGCCGATGCAGTGTTGGCGTATACTGGATTGCTCCCGTACTTTGCCCAGGACAGACCGTCCGGACTCGTTGCATACCCTAGGCCAAGGGTGAATCCAGTAGTGGCGCACCCGCCAGTGTAGATCGCGTGCCAAGTAGTGCCAACAATCTCAACTACTTGGAATTGGTACTTGTAATAATCCCAATCGGTTGAGATCACACTCCCCGGTAGGATAGTGCTTGACACGAGGGAAAAGTTTACGCCGGTGCCATCGGTGCATGTGTAGAGGCTAACAGGAGCCCCAGCGGTATCAAACGGGCCACAAAAGAGGTAGTAAACGCCCGCGTTTTTGAATATGGTATTCCACGACATGTTGGCAATGATGGCTCCCGACTTCCGGGTCCACGATATACCATCAATACTCTCGGCATAATAGATGCTCTTGCCATCCATAAACCAAGTCTTGAAGACATTACCGGAGAGAAGTTGCGCGTTCCCCTCGTAGATTACCGCACCCGGCTGAGTTCCGGCGAACGAACTGCTTGCTGTGCTTACGGGGGTAAGTAGGTTTAATCCTTGCTTTGTCCAAATTGCCATAACTCTCCTATTTCTCAAAATCGTTTGTTTCAATCTGTCTACGTCTAAGCAATCCGGCCACTACTTTTCCTCCTGCATGATCCCATGCATCGAACTGCTCTGCCGCTCCTTGATAGTCGCCTGCGTTAAGCAGCTTCAACATAGTAGAGCCTGCGAAGGCCGCACATCCACAATTGAAACAGAAATCTACAAGTGCATCGAATTCGTTCTGGGTGAGCGGTACGATTACAAGAGAGTTTACATGGTCTACCGCATTCTGTACGTCCTGTAACAGTAACGAATTCGCTTCGTCTAACGTAATCACCCTGCCCGGATATACATCCGACCCAGTATGACCCCAAGCAATCGTCCACACGCCTGCTATGTCTTGGTATGCTGTAAGCCTGCATTTCTCGAATTGTTCTGTAAGCCGTAGCCCGTCTTGACTATATTCCATAATTCTACGATTTTGCTACGCCGTACAAACGCACCGTGCCCGAAGTTATATTGCCGTTACTAAGTATAATTCGCAACGCAGTTGCTTGTGTCGTATCTTTCCAAATCGCACCTCCGGCCTGCGTATAATAACCCCCGCCATTACCGGGTCCGTTCGTCTGATAAATGAACTGTCTCCATACTGCTGCGGATGAGTTATAAAGATTTATGCGTGCGGTTATTCCGGGTTGTGCAGCCTCATAAGCATCGCTAAGGTATGCGCCAGAAAATCCAGTTTGACCTGAATTAGCCCCACTCCCACCGCCATCCATTTTTATATAGGTGGTACCCCCCATATAATTACTGCTCGTAGAATCCCAAGTGAAACCGCCATCAGTAGATAATTGCCCTAGCAAAGCCGCTCCATTGTTTGCTGGGATTAAATTGATAGCTTCGATGATATATTCGTCATAAGTACTGGTAAGCATGCCAGTCACAAAATCCAATGTAGCGGAGTTGCTGGCAGTATGTTGTTCCAAGAGAATTAAAGCTCCCCCGCCTCCGCTACCATTTGCTGCTGCTGTAACTTGTCCTTCTGCATTGACTGTAATATTTGCATTTGTATAACTACCCGAAGGGTCTGGTGATAAAGGAGTAAGACCACCCATTGGTACATTTACCCAATAAGAGCCATTCCACTGTAGCACATCCCCAATAACGAGACTAGTGATGACAACATCGTTAAGTCCGCTGAGGTCAAGTGAAATGGAAGCATTTACCCATGTAGTCCCATTCCAAACAAGGATATCACCCGGTATTAGACTGGTCACATCTGTATTCAAGTCAGTAAAAATAGGTGTAGGAAAGCACACTGAAATGTTGCCACTGCCATCGAATTGCCAAGTTCCGTTCGTATACCCCGCGAGAGCTACTGGGGTAGAGTTTGAAAGATCTGCTGCCATATGTCCTCGAATCTCGCCATTAGTAAAGCATATAGCGATCAGCTTTTTTGGCTCCGTCTTCACTGTCGCGCATTTTCTCGACAATCTTTGGGTCAACTAGGTCTGGATGAACCCACCAGTCCTCAAAATTGTCGTATTTCCTCGGAGCGATATCCCCAACAACTAGAACATAGCCATGCGACCTAAGATATCGCCTGCTGCGCTCTTTTACACCGTCTTCAGGATGGAGATAATCATCGTGCTCAAACGTAATTACAGCAAACCGATGTTTTTCAAACGGTATTCGCAATAAGACGTTGAGGGAATTGGGTTCTACATCAATTTGTAGATAGTCATAGTCGTGCTTGATCAGTTCATCGTAATCCAATTTGTTTGCATCACCGGTAATTACAGTACTCTTCCGTTCTCTAGCGAACTTCTCTGTCATCTCTTTGTCGTAGTCAATGGATACACCGCTCCATCCCCATTCCTCAAGAAGTTTCGTGTTGTTCAACCAAGTAGGATCGTTGCATCCAAGTTCGAAAAAAGTACCATTGCGCTTTCCGTTCAGTATTGTCAGCGCAAACATATCTTGATATACCTGCGAGTAATTCTGTTTAATGTTACGTGAGCCGGGGAATTTAACCCGTAACCTCTCGTACATTGAATCGTAGTATGTCATAGGGTCACTCCACAGAGTGCCTTGGAGCCGATTCAGGTTATCCCGTACGGACGCGATGTGAATGGGCAGCATTGTCGGATCTTTTTTCAACTGTCGAAGTAGGTGAAGTGATTCATCAAACAACCCGATCCACCATGAGGAAACCGCCTGTTCAAACACGAGAGCATATCGCCCCGGATAATCTACATTCGTGCGCAATTTAGGGTGATTTTCGTTTAGTCTCTGCCCCATCACGGCAAAACTATATGACTCCTGCCAGTCTTTGTTTACTTCATATAGCCGACTGAGTAAAAAGTATGCTTCTGGTCTCTCTGGCATCAACGAGATAGCCCGCAATAGGACACCCTTGATCATGTAAGTGCGACCTCCCTGTCGTGTAAAGCAGTTGGCAAGCCGTAGCAGAGCCTCATAAGAAAGCAGATCATCTGGTGAATTTTCCGCTGTCCGAATGTAGAAGCTGGCCGCAGAAGAAGTATGGCCTAAATTTTCATACCATAGCCCGAGCGAGAAATTGTACTCTGCGTTTTTGGGACCGCTAATGTAGTTCAGCAAGGCGCTCATAGCCCTCCTCCGAGTACTTTAGGAATCATTTGTTCGGGCACCCGGAGGATGAAACCGCAATTATCCTGAAATCCAAAAGTGATTAACAGGTCTTTCTCATACTCTGCGAGCCCACAACAAAACTCAATTTCCCCATCCATGAATGAAAACTGGTCTCCGATACGCACGATGTTCCAATCGCGGTCGTAGACTACCCATCTGTGCATATACGTAGCGTCTTTTTGTCCAATTATATTATTAGACAAGTCGCAATCGTGGACGATGCAGATGTAATAACCGCGCCAAGGAATGACTTGGGAACTGCCACGAAGGAACGGCATACCTTCTACTTTGTTGCTTTCATTTACTTCTCGTGCTCGGCACGATTTCAATGTCGTCAAGTCAGCCTTAACTAATACGGCAGGATTCGTCCACTGGATGAAATGGTAGGGCATGTCTAGTACGGGCATCCAGTTTTTTTCGCAGTACCATGCGGGGTCCGTTGGATGTTCTATATGGTATCGAGCGGTTTCTCTTACTACATCGCCCGCTAATTCGAGTTCCGAAAATTCCATCCGGCCTTGTCCATTGGTCGTTGTGTCACGCCGAACTCCGATGCCGTACAGATGCCCATCCCAACGAACGAGCCGTGCATCTTCTAATCCCACAAATTCCCAAAGCGGTTCTTTGTCAAGGGTGCTTGTATCTATTTTCCAGTATCTCTCAATTTCGAGACTTGATGTCAGTTTACATAAAAAATTCCAAGTCCGCAGGTGCTGGTCATTCTCTGGGTGGAGATAACTTAGTGGACCGTACCTGCTGTTGAATGTCTGTCCGTTCTCACAATGATAAAGTGTGTAGTTGATGTTACGCAGTATGACCCAGATTTTACCACGGTCAACGAATACCGATGGATTACAAAGCCCGAGCCCCGCAGAATCAGCAGAGTTAACCATTAGCGGTTTAATTGTTCCACCTTCGGCCAAAACTGAGCGAACAAAGTTTCTAGTCATACTCCTCCTATTATGATTTAAGCTCCTGCTTTTGTCTTCAGAAGCTTCGGCATTCCGACATCATTTCCGAGTAGCGGATGCGGCATACCGCGAGCAACAATTAGTGTGTAGCAAGCTTCTGCTTCTTCTATTTTGTTGATATGCCGCCAGCAATGCCCAGCGGCTTCAGTGCAGCCGAGTCCACAGAAGCTCCCCAACTCCGTGATGTATTTGCACTCCATTTACCGAATCTCTTCCCAAGTTATACTGCCCCACGCGCCGGGAGCACCTGATCAAGCCGAAACGGGTGTTCAAGATTTTCACCTCCGCTGAGTTTACTCCAGCGAAAGCTCGCAGAACAAACACTGCGCGGTGTTCGACGTTTCGGATGTTCCGAAGTCCATCTGAAGATCGAACGCTTGAGTTGTGGTCGTGTTAACCGTAGCCGCCAACTGAGTGATAGCGGGAACCGCGGTAAAGACCGCAGCAGGTGACGCAGACGAGTAGATTATGGCAACGATAATGGTTTCCATCGTCGCTGTGCTCGCCGCACCAACCACTTTGCAGTACGTCCAAGACTCAAGTTCCCACCGCTGAGCCGCAATTGTTACAGTGGGGATGGCAACCGTCGCCAGAACGCCGCCGTTCAACTTGACTTCAAAGTTGATGGTCATGGTTATGTTGACTGTGATGGTTCCCACAGCCTTACAGTGGAGAACAGAGCCCACCGTCTGCTGGTTCGCAACCAAGGTCAGAGAGCCGCTGGAGGAGGTTCCACCACCAACAACAAGCAAGGTGCCAAAAGATGTGATGTTGCCCGTGGCAGTGAAGCTGCAGCCGTCGAACAGCGTCATGGGGATACGGCGGGCATTGGTGCCATCGCCTACCGCCAAGTTCCCCGCCCCTGAGTATGCCGAGTTGACGACGCCCGCCTTGGTGCTGTACACACCCGCCGCGACCTGTCCGATGCCAACGATCTGGTTGCCGTTGGAGGCAGTGCCGATGTAAAGCTCCTGTGTATCCTCAGCCCAATAGAGCACGCCATCCGGCAGCGTCGGAATTGCGGACAAGTTGCCGCGTTCAGTCGGACCAGTTACCCCCTGAATTCCTTGAGCGCCCTGAGTACCTTGGATTCCTTGTATGCCTTGAGCCCCTTGTGTACCAATAACGCCTTGTGTTCCAGTTGTTCCCTGAATTCCTGTTGTGCCTTGATTTCCGGTTATACCTTGAATTCCCTGTGTACCAGTAATACCTTGAGTACCTATCGTGCCTTGCGATCCTATAGTTCCCTGTGTTCCAATTGCACCTTGAATACCCGTCGTGCCCTGATTGCCTTGAATACCCTGTACGCCTTGCGTTCCTATAGTACCTTGAGTACCGGTTAATCCCTGTATTCCAATCGTACCTTGCGGACCTTGGATGCCTTGAATTCCCTGTGTACCATTCGTACCTTGTGAACCGATTGTTCCCTGCGTTCCAATTGTTCCTTGCGAACCAGTAATCCCCTGAGTTCCGATAGTACCTTGAATTCCTTGGATACCTTGAATTCCCTGTGTACCAGTAATACCTTGAGTACCTATCGTGCCTTGCGATCCTATAGTTCCCTGTGTTCCAATTGCACCTTGAATACCCGTCGTGCCCTGATTGCCTTGAATACCCTGTACGCCTTGCGTTCCTATAGTACCTTGAGTACCGGTTAATCCCTGTATTCCAATCGTACCTTGCGGACCTTGGATGCCTTGAATTCCCTGTGTACCATTCGTACCTTGTGAACCGATTGTTCCCTGCGTTCCAATTGTTCCTTGCGAACCAGTAATCCCCTGAGTTCCGATAGTACCTTGAATTCCTTGGATACCTTGAATTCCCTGTATACCCGTGCCCAATGCTGCTATACTGCCTGCCGTAATGGAATAATTCGCAGTAGCACGGTCTATTGGAATTAGGTCGGTCGTCTGTGCAGGATCGCCCGGAGGAAGCGCCCTAATATTCGTATTTGCCATTACGGTGTAGTTATAATTTAACGCCATATTTCCTTTCCACTTCTACACCGCTCTAGACTATTCTCGTTCCGTTTACAAGCACGCCTAGATAATCACCGACAAGAATGAATTTGTTATCCACAAGAATTAGGGAATCTTGGCTTACCGGATTCCCATTTACGTAAATCGCGTTCGATCCACCGCCCCCTGTTGGTACAATCCATTCGATGTCGTCATTTGAGAGAACGTACGTAGGAACGGCTTTGTCTGTATATGGATTTGGTGCGATAGGGATGGTCTGTAAACCAATTACTTCTACTGTAGTGGCCCCAGATTCCGCAGACAGATCGCCACGTAACGGGAAGAGGCTGGCGGGGAAAGTTTCTGAGTTCATACTGCCTTTCTAAAACTTGTCGCAGAAGCACAACGCATTCAGATTGATATTGGTCGTCTGTGGATTTACAGCGTGATTCTTTGCGACCGCTTCCACCGCTGCCTGTAACCTCTGTGATGCGTTCTTTATTGCAGCTTCGGCTTGCTCTTTCGTTTGGAATAGACCAAACTGGGCATCCCGAACCGAGAGTTTTTCTGCTTCCGTCCATTCAGGATACTTAGGGGTTGCAAGTAATTGGGTCGCTTGTGGAATTTCTTCAGGTTTCAATGCTTCTATTTCCTTTTTCATACTTCCTCCT